GTTGAAAACGGCGCGTATCCGCAGACGCACGCCGAAGCACGCACCTACAGCCCGGCACTCGTCAGGCTGCGTCTGCGGATGAGGACACTTCGATGAAGCAGGCAGAGATCATTGAGCGCCGCAAGGCCATCGAGACCGAGGTCGAGGGCATCCTTGCCAACGACCAGATCAGCGCCGAGCAGGAGGCCCGCGCCACCGAGCTCATGGATGAGCTGAAGGATCTGAACCAGAAGCGCTCCGCGGCCGAGCTGCGCGAGCGGTTCGCCGGCCACGCCATCGCCACCAAGGCGAAGGCCGAGGTGCGCGAGCGCGAGGACGAGGCCCGCAGCCGCCCCGAGTACCGCGACGCGTTCTTCGGCTGGCTGAAGGGCGGCAAGGTTGCCGAGTTCCGCGAGCTCATCAGCACCGCGAGCTCGAGCATCCTCATCCCGAAGCAGGTCGAGGAGACCATCTACAAGTACCTCCAGGTGAACAGCATCGCCCGCAACGTCTGCGACTACCGCACGGTGGCCCGCGGCGACGCGACGCTGCGCTACAACACCCTCGAGCCGTCGAGCTACACGAACGCTTGGTCGCCGCAGGACACCGCGACGACCGCGGCGACGGACATCGACCCGGCGTTTGCCGAGGTCTCGCTGAAGCCGCTGCCGATCCTGCCCAAGACGCAGGTCTCCGAGCAGCTGATCTACAGCGCGAACTTCGACGTGGAGGCCGAGGTCGTGGACAACCTCATGCGCCAGTTCCAGCGCATGACGGAGGCCGGCTACATCGCGGGCGTCACCAACGGCCCGAGCAACGCGCTGTTCACCGTCCAGGCGTCGGCCACGCAGATCACGACGGCGACGAGCGCGGGCACCACGCGCGGCGCCGCCGTGACCGCGGCTGCGACCGTCGCCAAGCTGATGGACATGCGCTACACGCAGCTGCCCACGTCGTATTGGGGCTCGGCGTCGTGGATCCTGCCCAAGGACACCTACGCGGCCATCGCCGACATCCGCGCAGCGACGAGCGGCAGCAACGTGCCGATCTTCGTTCCCAGCTCGGACGCCGGCCTGCAGCAGGCGGCCAGCGGCTTCCTGCTGGGCCTCCCGGTCTACGTGACGGACTACCTGCCGACGCACGTGTCCACCCCGTCCACCGGCAAGAACGTCCTGGCGCTGCTCGGCAACTTCTCGGAGGCCTACGCCATCCGCGAGTGGGGCGGCATGTCGATGCGTCGTGACGACCTGACCTCGGCGAACTCGGCCCGCATCGTGTTCCGCGGGTTCGGCTGGGGCAACGCCGCCTTCACCCGCGGCAAGGCCATGGTCCAGCTCCAGGTCACCAACGCCTGATAGGTCATCTCCCCCCAGAGGCTGGGGGTGCCCCGTTCGCGGGGCACCCCCATGCTGAGGAGACCCGATGCCGATTGACCTGCCAAAGCTCAGGGCATGGGCCCGCAAGCCGCATCAGTACGACGATGCGGCTCTTGCCATGTCCTGGGACGCGGCCGTCGCGGAGCTCGAGGCCCGCACCGGCTGGGTGCTCGACGTGAACACCCGGACGCAGTACGTGCCCGACTCCCCCGACAACGACGAGGCGCTGGTGCTCCTGGCGCGCCAGCCGTGCTCGGCCGTGTCGGCGACCGACTCGAGCTCGGTGGTGCAGAGCCTCAAGCTCGTCACCATCAACGGGCTGAAGTACGTGATGATGGACACCAACACGGCCGACGCGGCCGTGACGCTGACCTACCCCATCACGATCACGCTGACCTGCGGCAGCGCGACGCTCGACCCGCTGCTCGAGATGGCCCTGATGCAGCGGGCCGTCGAGATCGAGGCCAGCCGCGGCGACGATACTGTGGCGCTGCCCGGCGCCTATTGGGATCGCATCTGCAAGATGTACGGGAAGGGGATCGGCTGATGGCCGGGCACGTCCCGGCCGGGATGCTTCGCGTCCCCATGACGATACAGAACCCGACCAGGGCGGTGGATGCGTTCGGCCAGCCGACCGAGGCGTGGCTCAGCGTCGGCGTCGTGCATTGCCACGTCGAGGTCGCCGGGACGCAGGAGGTGATGGATGACCGCGGCGTGTCGGTTCGCACCGACTGGCGAATGCTGGCGTCCTGGCACCCCGATCTGAGCGCCCGCAGCCGGCTGGTCTGGAACGACCACGGCACCGACCGAACCTTCAACGTCCGCGCCTGCTGGGATCGTGACCAGCGCCGCCGGCGCATGGAGCTCGAGGCCACGGAGGTGGTGCCGTGAGCGCCGTCCGCATGCGCGTGGACGATGCCAAGCTCCGCAAGGTGCTGGCAGAGCTGTCGCCTAGGATGAACGAGCGCGTTCGCAAGACGGGCGCCCGGCGCGCCTTTGCGCCATACCTCAAGACGCTCAGGAACCTCTGGCGCTCGGCGTCGTTCCGCGGGCGCCCGCTGCACCGGCGGGCCATTGCCAGCGCCACGAAGGTGGACATCCGCCGCAAGGGCAGCACCGCGGACGCGGCGCTCCAGATGCGGATGGGCGTCCAGTACGGCCGCAAGGGCGGGGCAGCCGCCAAAGGCCGCCAGCGCGTCTGGCACCTGCTCGAGAACGGCTTCCGCCACCGCAGCGGCACCGTGGTGGCCGGCCGGCGCATCAGCACACGGTTCGCCACGACCAACATCCAGAAGCTCGGCGAGTCCATCGCCACCGAAACCCTAGCCGCGGCGAAGTCCGTGCTGAGGCTCTGACTTATGTCCTTCACGAACGCCATGAAGGGACTGTTCGCGGTGCTCGACACGGGCACCTACCCGATGTTCGTCGGCCTGCGCCAGGCGACGCAGGCGACCCCGTGCATCGTGTTCGAGGTGACGAACGCGGAGCTGATGACAATGCATCGGTTCCCTGCGACGCCTGCCGACCGCAAGGAACTCTGGCAGGTCACGGTCGAGATCGCCTGCATTGCCGACACCGTGGACGCGGTGAGCGCCATGGTCGATGACCAGTTCCTCGCATTGACCAGCAACCCGCCGCTAACGGGGCAAGGCTTTGCGGCCATCCTTACGGCCTTCAGCGTCACCATGACCACCGAAACACCCGACGATGGGCAGTCCGACGCGGAGCGCATCGGCACCATCACCGCAACCATCCAACTCGTGGAGAGCTAACCCATGGCACTCGTCCCAGGCTACGGCGGAACAGTCACCTTCAGCGGCCAGAGCTCCGTGGCCTGCCGCTCCGTCACCATCAACCAGGAGCGCGCCGCCCTGGACATCACCCAGATCGGCGACTACATCGAGAAGCGGGCAGCCGGCCGCGCCAGGCAGACGGGCAGCATGACGCTGTACCGGCAGGACGGCACCATCGACAACACCCTCCGGGCGCACATCCTGCCGACCACGTTGGCAAACGCCGTCACCACCACCGCGACGCTCACTTTCACCTACGCGGACTACGGCAGCGCGTCCTACGGCTCCTGGAACATCATCATCACCAGCGCGACCCTGACCGATGACGGCACCGGTGCGGGGCTCTGGGAACTCACCTTCGAGCGGGCGACCTGATGCCCGTCGATCCCGCCAAAATCACCGCCGCGCCCCGCACCGTGGAGATCGACGGCATCGGGCCCGTCGTGATTCGGCGCCCCGTCCTGGCCGACGTGCAGAACGCGGCCGCCAACCCCTACTGGTGGGCCAAGTGCTGCTCCATGCCGGATGGTTCGCCGCTGTTCGCGGCCGGCGCCGACATCGGGCAGCTCGACGCCGAGGTGGCGGCAGCGCTCATCACGGAGGTCAACCGCCCCCGCCCTACACCGGGGCAGAACGACGCGCCTGGCGCATCGGAAGCCCCGAGCAACGGCTGACCATGGAACTCGGACTCGCCAAAGACCTGACGAGCCAAGAGCGGTGCGAGCACCTGCTGGGTGTGATCGCCTGCGCGGTCACCGGTCGCCGTCCCGGCGAGGTAATGCCCTGGCTGATGGGAGACCTCCATGGCTGACAAGAGCCTGAAGGCAGTCATCTGGGCCGAGTTCGACCCCCGCGGCGTCACCAAGGGCGTCGCGGCGGCGAACACCGAGCTCCAGAAGCTCAACAAGAGCGCGGGCAGGGCGGCGACGGCGGCGACGGTCTCGGCCGCCCTAAACGTCGCCCAGATGGGCCTCGACGCCCTGCGGACGGTCGTGGGGGCCATCGACCGCCGGTTCACGCAGCTCAACGAGGTCACCCAGCGGTACAGCGCCGCGGCAGGCGGGGCGGCGGCGCAGGGCAGGGTGACCGAGATCATGGCAAACATGCGGATCGCCAAGGCGCTCGAGGCCGGCTCAATCGAGGCGACGCAGGCCAAGGAGGCCGCAAAGCTCGGCGAGGCGTCGCGCCTCGAGCGCAACTCGCAGCAGATGGTGCAGGGCATGGGCGCCATGGCGCGGTTCCAGGCGAACTTCGGCAGCATCGTGGACATCCTCACCGAAGGCGCCGGGATGGGCCTTGCCGGGCTTGAACAGGTCACCCAGGGGAACTTGCGCCAGGGCATGCAGACGCTGGCGGCGGCCGGCACGGCGACCGCCAACGAACTCACGACGGCGAGCAATTTCGCCTACGCGCCGACCGCGCCCGGGCGCGGCATGCAGACGCAGGAGCAGATGCAGACCGAGTACTTACGGCAGATCGCCAAGGCGGTGGGTGGACAATGACCGCAACCGTGACCGTCATCGAGCTTGCCGACTCCCGCACCTGGACGTGGAACCAGCCCGGGAACGAGTCATCGGTCGTATGCACCTACCTCGCGTCCTGGCTGCCCAACGACCCGGCCGACGTGTACCCCGGCGACCAGATCATCCTCGGCGACACCAACATGCCGAAGCCGTCCCGGCGCCCGCCGACGGCCGTGCATGCGAACGACACCAGCCTCAAGGAACTCGTCTGCCGCAGCGTGAACATGGTGCCGGCGCGGGAGCGGCCGTACACGTGGCGCGTCCAGGCAACCTACTCTAACCCTGAGATGGTCGACGCCGACATGGGCGTCTTTGCCCGGCAGACCCGCACGTCCGGGTCGCGCCTGATGGAGACCTACCGCACGTGGACAACGCTGCCGACCGACGGCAGCCCGTCCTACCCGCCGACCGACATCGGCGGCACGAAGCTCGACTGGAACGGCAACCCGCGCCAGCGCGAGGTCGCGCAGCAGACGATCCAGCTTGAGTACTTCTGGGATCGCACGACCTCGGGAAGCGACACGGCGACGGAGCCTGCGTTCTCCACGTTCATCACGAACCAGGGCAAGCGAAACACCGACGTGCTCTTTGGCTGCCCGAAGGGAAGCCTGCTCTACCGCGGTTGCCAGGCCACCCTCGAGAACGAGGTCTGGCGCCTGGTGCATGTGTGGGTGTTCGACAACCTGTACCACCTGGTGCAGCTGCCCGTTCCCAACGCGACGGGGGCGCCGATCCTCACCGCGGGCATCACCATCGCAGGGCAGCAGATCCTCCAAGTGACCTCCGTCGGCTGGTACCAGATGTACACCGATTTCGTGGACTTCAGCACCGTGCTCCCGGCGGACATCTACGGCGAGCTCACGAAGGCGAGGCCGCGGAAGGTATGACCTACACCCGGCCCATCTTCTCGCGTGGTCTCTTCGGCAAGGCCAACCGTCTGGTCTGCAACGGCTGGACGGAGGCCGCCGCGGCCGTCGGCGAGAACCGGCAGGGGCTTGATTGGGCGCAGCGGCAGCTCGTCCGCGGCACGGTCATTGCGCAGGCGCTCTGCACGGTCAACAGCGCCACCGCCTGGAGCGGCGGCACGAACAGGTGGCTGTACTCGGTGCAGCTCTGGGTGCCCGACCCCTACGTGGCCGGCGGCATCGCGCAGCCTGCCGACAGTCGCTTTACCTACACCGACTGCGTGAACATCCGCGAGTGGCACAACGTGGCCGGCCTCGCCGACTGCAACGACCTGACCACCCCGTCCGCGTCCATCGGGCCCGTCGGCAGCCAGTACACGGCAGGCGCCTGGCCGACCACCAACCTCAGCGCAAAGGTGCACGTGTGGGTGGTCTACGACCGCAAGGGGCTGGTGTTCCCGTACTTTGACCGACCAAATCCGCTCCGCTGCGAGGAGGCTGAGTAATGCTGGACTTCGCCACGACACCCTCCGCACCCGTCGTGCTGCGACCCGGATCGCAGTTCGACCTCTCGGTGCACGTCCACCAGGACGGCTCGAACTTCCATTGGTCGAGCGCCACCGGCGGCCCGTACACGCCGAAGGCCAGCATTCGCGTCGGCGGCACCGTCCTGGCGACGGCCACCGGCACGGTCGTGAGCGCCGGCGGCGGCACGGCCAGCTTCACGTGGACGAGCACCACCACCGCGACGCTCCCCGCCCGCGCCTTCGGCGAGGTGCAGCTCTGGGCCGACCAGAACTCTGGCAGCGAAAACCTCCAGATCGGCAACGTCACCTTCCAGACAGGGGAGGCAATCCCATGATGGGCTCAATGATGCGCCGGGCCGCTATCGGCGACAACTCCAGGCTCTGGCTCAACTTCATCACCTTTTAGACAAGGGAAGAAACACCGTGATTACCTCAATGATGCGCCGCGGTGCCGTGGCCGGCGTAAGTGGAACCGGCCTGGTCGCCGATTGGATTCGTGACGCAATCAACAAGACCGGCTCCCTCGACTGCCTGTGGATCGGGGACAGCAACACCGGATACAACGGGTGGGGCTGGGCTGACGGGTGGCAGCATGGCCTATGCCAGAACGGTGCGCCGATGTACGGCTCCATGATCTGGTTGCCATACAACGCGCAGGCAAACATGGGCTACCGTTCTAACGTGTTTTCCTCGTTTTCAGCCGCGACGGGTGTCGTTGCAGGAACCGGCGGTACGAGCGGTGCAAGTGCTGCGCTCAAAACCACGTTCAGCGTCGGCACCGGAAGCCTGACCGTTCAGGGAACGGCCGGAACTGCCCCCGATTTTGCCGACGTTGCAACTGCAAGAGGTACCAACCTAAGTTCAACAGCGTTGTGGTTGTTCATGCGGAACATTCAGACCGGGAGCGCCTCGAATATCGAAGCAACGTATCCCGAGCCGATGCCCATCGGATTCAACGAGGCGCTGATCTTCCGCGCTCAGGTCAATCTGCGAAGCGGCGGCACGGCAAAATTCACCTCCCGCTGGGCCAGTTTTGACGCGACAACGTCCAGCGGTTTGTCAACACAAAGCACGACCACGGTATCGGCATCCGGCGATGTCTGGGATATCTACACACATACACTCGGGGCGGCTACTCGGTTTGTGTATCCGGGTACAACGTCCCCAGCGAATGCATTTGGTGGTTTACAGGTCGCTCTCGACGGAGGCGGCGTTGGTTCCGCCAACGCCTTGAAGGAGGGAACGTCCCTCGGATTGTGCAGCGTGTATCGGGCGATCAATGGTACCGCCAGTTCCATCATGGAGTACCGCGGCGGCGCGACGCTTACGCAGCTTGCGACGGACATCAACCAGGCAAAGACCGGATTCTGCACCACGCTCCTCAAGGAAACTCGGGAGCGGCAGATTGCTGCTGGAGGAAGCGGCCGCGTCCTGATCTGCATTCAGGGCGGCGTGAACAGCGGCGACTGGTCGCCGTCAAGCCCGGCAGTCGCGATTACCGCGGTCGAGTCGATCAAGACCGACATCAAGAGCGCGTGGGCCAACCTTGGGTATTCCGACAAGGAACTGCTATTCATGTTCATGGTGAGCCACCCGGTCGATTCCGGCGACGCATCGCTTACGGTGCTGCGAACCTACGCGGACAACTACTATGCGGACAGCACCGACACGATGTTCATCAACCTGAACTCGCTGTTCCCGTTTGAAACGATCAGGACAAACAACTGGTACGCCAACGACGGCAACGCGCACTTGGACGAGGCCACGCGGGGATACGAGGCAATGGCGACGAGGATCATCTCGGCGTTGTTGAGCTACGGATGAAGCGCGCCGCCGCCGCCATCTTCCTCGCCGGCTGCACGTCGGCGACCGCGACCATCGCCAACGAGGCGAACGACGTTCGCGGCGCTGCCGTGCGCGCCCGGGCGCACCTCAACGCCGCCCAGGGCGAGCTGGACGAGATCGAGCAGAGCGCGGCCGAGGTGCATTCCTCCATCGCATACGTGTCCGATGAGGAGTCGCCCGTCTGGGGCGCCGTGAAGTTCCTGTCCGTGGCCGTCGTGGCCGGCTGTATCGCCGCGGTGGTGTATCGAATAAAGAAATAGGCGAACACCATGACCCAAGAGCAGATCCTGATCCTTGTGATGATCGTCAACGTCGTAGCCGCGTTCGGGGCTGGCTGCTCCCTGGGCGCCACGTTCCGCACCAAGCACCCGAAGAAGGCTTCCCATGCTCGCCGAAAGTAACTTCGCCTCGACCATCGTCCTGATCGCCGCGCTCCTCGCAACCGGTGCCGGGCTCGGCTTCTGGTGGTGCCGCAAGCAGAGCTCGAAGTGATCAAGCGGCGGTGCTGCTGCGGGGGCACCGAGCCGGGCGGGCTCAGCTGCCCTGAGTGCCCGACCCCGGTTGCCCCATGCGTCTGCCCGGTCTACGAGATCGAGCGGTTCTTTGTCGGCGTCACGGGCGACTCGGCCGGCTACGGCCAGCTCTATTGGAGTACGTTCCGCATCAAGGGGTGCATGCGCGGCAGCTGCGGCAGGACGCCGTACCGAAGAAAGAGCGTGTCGCCGAGCAATCAGTTTGGGCTTGATTGCGATCCATCGACCTACGACGATTGCGTTTGCGCCAACCTGATCGATGAGGATGGGCCGTCCATTGGCGGCGACTTCTACTGGCGTGGCAGTCCATGCGGCAGCGGGTGCGAGGCCGACGAGCTGGACTACGAGGGCGCTGTCGCTCCATACGATCCGCAATGGCTGTTCCCGCAGGTGTTCTGGAATGCGGTGCCGTGCCAATGGGGGACATCCCCGCCAGGATTGCCCAACGATTGCCGCAGCCTAGTCGTGCTCGAGTTCACGTATTCCGACACCTATGCGAACTACCGCAACATCGATTGCGAGGATGGCGAGTGCACCCAGAGCGGCACCCATAGCCTCAGCGTGTCGCAGACATGGACATGCTGGTATTCCCGCAGAGTCCAGGCAGGCCAGTACATGGCAACCGGGATCTATCGTTTGGTGCGCTGCGACTATCCGGCCGCCATCACGACCATCGGGCCGGGCACGGGCAACACGCTGACGGCATGCAACGATGCCGGCGGCACAGTTTGCTCCGCGGACGGCCTGTCGGCCGTCGGCAAGGTTCCCACGCTGTGGCAGCCGCCGGGCAGCATTAAGGTGAATCGCCTGTGCTGATCGTGTCCTACAGCTTCAAGACCGAGATGCGAACCCGGTGCTTCAAGGTGTCGCCCCAGGGCGAACCCGAGCCGGTGCCGTGCCCGGAACCGAGGCCACGGCGCAAGGCCGGGCTCGGCACGGCCATCAAGGCCGCGACCACCGCGGTGGGGATCAAGCCCTGCGGGGGCTGCCAGCGGCGGGCGGCGCAGCTCGATGAAATCTCCGTGGATTGGCTGAAGCACGTGTGGGAGAAAATCCGATACCCTTTCCGGCGCGGCACCTAGCCGCAGAAAGGTGGAGATGATGCAACGCACTACGGCGGGGACGATCCCCGTTCGCATTGAGTGGAACCTGTGGCAACGGGTTTCCAAGGTGGCCGAGGCCAATCGCAGGTCGATCCGGGCGCAGCTCGAGATGCTGGTCGAGGAGGCGCTGGCCCAGAAGCCCGTGCTCGAGGAGCGGAAGGGGGGGCGCAAGTGAACGCATCGAACGAAACGGCGCTGGCCCTGATCCCGCCGGCCGAGCTGGTCAAGCGCTCCCGCGACGCCATCGCAGCCGTGCGCGACGTGGTGGAGAAGCACTACATCGACGTGATCGACGGCAAGCGCTACCTGAAGGTGGCGGGCGCCCAGGCCATGGCGACCAGCTTGGGCTACACGACGGGCACGTCCACCTGCCGCTACATCGCCAGGGGCGACGATGGCGTCCCGGGCCGCTGGGAGGCCGTGGCGACCGTGATGCTCCAGGGCGTCGTGGTCGCAACCGGGATCTCGGCCGTGTTCGATGATGAGCGGGGCTGGGGCAAGAAGCCGCACTTCGCCCGGATGGGCATGGCATCGACCCGGGCGACGGGCCGCGCCCTCAAGGGCGTCATGGGCTGGGCGACGGCTCTGGTGGGCGCCGAGGGCAGCCTGAGCGAGGAGATGCCCGAGAAGGGGTCTAGGATGCACCAGGAGGCGTCGGAGTCTCCGAGGCGCCTCGCACCGCCCCAAGACCAAGGAACGCGCCAGAAGGGCAATAGGGTCGTTTCCGGGGTCTGCTGCCATGTCCATGAGTTCACCGCCAAGAGCGGCAAGAAGTACTGGCGCATCGGGATCGAGGATGGCCCCGGCGACCCGATTGAGTTCACCACCTTCAAGCCGGCAAGCGAGGACGCCCTAAAGGGCAAGCACATCGAGCTCGAGATCGCCGACCGCCAGACCGGGCCGGTTGTCGAGGACGTGTGGGAGAGCGAGGAGGTGAAGTTTTGAACACATACATTGTTTGCCAAGAGTTCGTTGACCGAGCTTGGGCTGTCTGCGTTTACAACGTCAGCAAGTGCCAACGAATTGTCGAATCGAAAGGCGAGGGGGACTACAACGAGGGATTTGTTGTTGTGAATGGCAATAGAAACCATTTCAAAATGGCGATTTTTGCCAATGATGACACGTTTTTACGGGCCTTAAACGAGGTTTCGGATTGGTGCGAAGAGGACAATGACTCTGCGGAAAAGGAGGCCAAGGATGGCAACGCCGAAGCCGGCTAACCGCATCGGCCAGGTGTTCCGCCTGGCGCCGTGCCTGAGCTCGGACGAGCTGCTGGTGCTCCTCGCCCTGGCCGACTACGGCGACCGCATCTTCCCGTCCCAGGCGGCCCTAGCCGCTAAGACGCGGCTGCATATCTCGACCGTCAAGCGCGCCCTGACGGGGCTGCGGTCGAAGCAGGTTGTCACCGCAAAGGGGTACGGCAAGGCGCTGACGTACATGCTTCACCTCGCTCACGCTGAGCGAGGTACCTCGCTCACACAGAGCGAGGTGGTCGCTCAGGCTGAGCGAGGTGGTCGCTCACACAGAGCGAGGGATCCTAATACCCAAACTAACTACCAACCTAACCCGCCGCCGGCTGAGGCCGGCAGGGGGGTGGCGGCTTCGCCATGGGAGGGGATCCCCGAGGACGCCATCCGCCGGATCCGGCGCTGGGTGCCGGAAGGCGCCGACCAGCTCTGCGCGGCTCAGCGCCGCGTCACCGAGCGGCGCCTCCTCGAGCTCGGCGTCGCCCGCGACCAGCTCGGGCGCTGGTGGTCACGCCTGGGCGACCGATGGGGCGACACGGGCGTCCCGCCCTACGACAACCTTGCCACGACGCTGGACGGCATCGGCGGCGAGGTGCGCGACCGGCTGGCCGTCCTGGCATTCCGCATCGGGGTGGGGAGGGTGGCAGCATGACCAAGGACATTATCGAGGAACTGCACGGCGCAGCCGACCGCGCCGGTCTTGTCTGCACCAAGACGGGAAACTTCCGCGCCGCCATGATTGACTCGGCGCACCTGCGTAAGGCTGCTGCCGAGATTGAACAGCTCCGGGCCGAGCGCGACGAGGCGAGGCGGCGAGTATGCGATGACGCGATTCGGAACGGTCGCGTTTACCGCCGAGCCGGCAGCTACAACGTTCGATGCCAAACGCCGCAGGAAGTCGCGGAAATGATGGGCTGGGACTGCTTCAAGGAGGGCAAGGCATGACCGACCCAGGCGACGAACACGTGGAGCACGTTGCTCCACCCGCCCGCGGTGATGGAACGCGGGCGGATGAATATGCACGGCGGCTTGCATACCTCGAGGGGTGCATGACCCGCTACGAGCAGGCCACGAAGCTCTGGCGCGACGCGCAGCTCGAAATGCAGAAGTGCGCCACGCTCAAGGAGAAGTGCTGGACGCAAGTGCAGGACGCAAGGCTTCAGCTTTCAGCGCTCACCTTCGGCAGCGATTTCGACGCCAGGGGCATGCGCCCAGGGCGCCTCGACCGCGATCCGCCGGTGCGCCTCAACCGCGCCAACAACAGCTGGGAGGAGGTATGAGTGCAAAGAGCCGACGCAAGGGCAAGAACGGGGAGCTTGAGGCAGCGCTGGTGATGTCCGTGCTGACCGGCACGAAGTGGATACGCACCGCCCAGCGCCATGGCAAGGCCACGGCAGACATCGAGCCGCTGCCGCCGGCCACGTCCAAGGTGCATGTCGAGGTGAAGCGCTACCAAGGCGGCTTGGAGTGGTGGTCGCGCAGGGTCAAGGAACGGCCGAAGGCGCTGTTCATTGATGACATACAGGGGCTCTTCTTCTGCGCCATCACCGCGATCTTCGTTGCCGTGCGCCAGGACACGCTGGCCTACAAGGCACCGACGCAGCGCAGCGTCAAGCGGTGGCTTGACAAGGCGTACAGCGACCGGCTCGAGGGAACGGTGCCCATGATCCTGTGCAGGCAGGACGATTCGCCATGGATCATTGCCTGGCGCGTGTCTGACGATGACGAGCTCATGGAAGCGCTCAAGGAAAGCGGGGTGAAGGAATGCGCCGCATGCGTTGGCAAGGCAACCTAGGCAAGCCCCTCTCGGGCAAGG